CCCTCAGATGAAGTTGATCTCATCAACCTCACCTGCCGCATGTTCTGCGACCCGGTGCTGCGCGTCGACATCCCACGAGTGGAGGCTGAACTCAAGCGCGAGCTCGATCGGCGCGAAGAGCTTCTAACATCTATCGTAGACCTTGACGAATACGACCCCAAAGAGCTCCTCAAAGGCAAGGAGCGGCAGCTAGAAGGCAAAGAGCGTGACATGCTCATGGTCAAACGGATCATCGGATCAGCCGAGCGCTTCGCCGATCTGCTCAGAACCGAGGGCATCGAGCCGCCGGTGAAGATCAGTCCGGCCTGGATGAAGCTGCCCAAGGAGGAGCGCGAGAGCGAAGAGGGTTTGAAACGGAAGTACACCTACGCCTTCGCCAAGGACGACCACACGTTCACCGACCTGCCGAACAGGACGGAGGACTGGGGGTTCGACCTGAACAACCCGGAGCACGTTGAAGCGATGGTGGTGAAACAGGAGCGCATCCAGGCGCTGGTCGACAGCCGGATCATCACGAAGTCCACGACGAATGTGACCAGAGCTGAACGCTTTCTAAAAGCGGGAGCTGATGGGATGCCGCTGCCGGTGGGGTATGCATATTACCGTGCATTGACCGGCAGGTGGGGCGGGGCTAACAAAATGAACATGCAAAATTTAGTCCGAGGTGGAGAACTAAGGCTATCGATCATGGCGCCCAAAGGCCATATGCTGGCAATACGGGACAGCGGGCAGATCGAAGCCCGTGTGAACGCTTGGCTCTGGGGTCAAGATGACTTGCTTGCAGCATTCCGGGCCAATGACGAAGGCACTGGACGTGACGCCTATTGCAATTTTGCAGACAACATTTATGGTCGAACGGTCACAAAAGCTGATGCCATCGAGCGACAAGTCGGAAAATTTGCGGTACTCGGATTGGGCTTTATGATGGGAGCCGCTAAGTTCCAAACGACTTTAGCCAGAAGCAAGATTTACTTTGAACTCGATCGCTGCAGAGAAATTGTCGAAACATACCGCAAAGTAAACCACCGGATTGCTGCAGGTTGGCGGTTTTGTGACAGGATCATCAACGATATGTTCGCAGGGCGCACCGGGCATCACGGCCCTATCGCCTGGGACAAGGAGACAATCTACCTACCGAACGGTATGAGGCTGAAGTACCCAGATCTGAAGAAGACGATGGGGGATGAATACCCTGAGTGGACGTACCAGTCCAAAGACAGCCGGAAAAAAATATATTCCGGCTTAATCTGCGAGAACTTGGTGCAGTCCCTGGCTAGGATCATCGTGGCCGAGCAGATGTTAGCCATCGACAAGAAGTGTCGCGTGGTAATGATGATTCACGACGAGGTAGTATGCTGTGTACCGACGGGAAAAGCAAAAACTGGGCTGAGTTTCATGGCCAAATGCATGACAACCCCGCCTAACTGGTGTCAAGACTTACCACTTGCGTCTGATGGGATAATCAGCCCCAACTACAGTAAGGGGTAGACATGGGAGCACAGTGCACTATCTGCTCAAAACCTGTCGTTGGCCTCGGACTCTGTAACGCACACTACATCGCGTTCAAAAAGTATGGAGACCCAAGTTTCAAACTAAACAGGCGAAACATACCATTCTCTGAACGTTATGTGGTCGACCCCGAAACCAACTGCTGGATGTGGTTCAACGCCACCAAACAGAACCGGTATGGGTCGTGGCACGCGCATGGAGAGAATAAACCTCACCGTGCATCATGGGTGGCGCACAACGGGGCTATCCCAGAAGGGCAACTCGTGCTGCATAAGTGCGACAGGCCAGGCTGTGTGAACCCAGATCACTTATTTCTTGGCACCCAAGACGACAACATGAAGGACATGAAGTCAAAGCGGCGTGCCCGAGAGTCCAAGGGGACAAGCAATACGAACTCAAAACTAGATGAACAACAAGTTCAGCTCATTAGAAATAGCCCACTCACGCACAAAGAGCTGAGTGGGATCTTCGGAGTTCACGCGGCTACTATCAGATCAATTCGTAAAGGAGCACTGTGGGCACATTTACCATATAAACCATCTAACATCTAACCGCGATACAATCACCCTCAATAGGAAATTACCATGTCCGAAGTAGCCGAACGTCCACGTACCAAGTCCGCCAAACCCGCTCTAACCCTCGGCCAGGCAGCCGACAAGATTTACGATCTGCGCGAGAAGAAGCGCGAGATCGATGCTGAACTCAAAGCCGTTGAGACTGAGATCACAGCCCTGACTGAGACGATCTTCGGATTGCTCGAAGAGCAAGACACCCGCAAGGCCGAAGGCAAGAAGGCCAGCATCTCCGTGAACTACGCTATCAACCCATCCACGAAGGACTGGGATCAAACCGCGAAGTTCATCATCAATGGCAAACGCGGCGACAAATTCGCCTTTGCCCACCTCCTCTACAAGCGCATCAACGCTCCCGCCTATCGGGAACTGCGCAGCCTCGGGCTGGTCATTCCTGGGCAAGAAGATTTCACCAACCGGACACTGTCCATCACCAAACTCTGAGAAAGAAACTCATGGCAACCAAGAAAGTCTCCACCGCCGTCGCTCCAATCAAAACGACGAACACCAGCGTCGTCTCCATCCAGGAGCAGCTGAAGGCGATGCTCGCTGCACAGATGGGCAAGACCCAGAGCAGCGCAAAGAAGGTCAAGTACGACACCTCAACCTTCACGCTACCTTCCGGGGCGATGTTCCAGGCGCCGATGAAAGTCGTGATCCTCGATTTCAACACTTCGCACATTTTCTACGAGGGCGAGTTCAAGAAAGGCGAGATCACGCCAGTTATCTGCGCAGCTGTCGGTGACGTGCCTGCCGAGATGGTGCCTTACAGTTCCATCGAATCGCCTCAGTGCGGTGACTGCAACAGCTGCTGGGCGAACGAGTTCGGCAGTAAAGGCGTAGGCAAGGCGTGCAAGCAGGTGCGTCAGATCGCCTTCCTGTCCGAAGACGCTGACGGCAACATCGACCCGAACGGCCCGATCAATGTGATGCAGACTAACGTCACTGCGAACAAGGTGTTCGACGCCTACGTCAAAAGCGTAGGCTCGATCTACCAGGCACCGCTCGTCGGTGTCGTGACCACACTCGGGATCAACACCACCGAGAAGTGGCCGTCGGTCACCTATACGTTCAGCCAGCTGAATGAAGACCTCGAGGCGTGCTTCGCGCGTCTTGGCGAAGCGCGTGCAATGCTGACCGAGCAGGTGCAAGTCTCTGCGCCAACTCCTGCAGTACCTACCAAGACGGTGAGCCGTGGCAAGCCCGTTGCTGCGGGCGCTCGGCGCTAAATCGTACATCTAAAATAGATGATTGTTTGATATCTAAAATCCTCCGGTAGACAACTGCCGGATTCCACACCAGCCTAACTTTTAAGGAACATTATGGCTACCACGAAGAAACTGAAAATCAAGTCGATGACTGCTGCTGAGAAGCGCACAGCACTTGCTGACCTCAAATACGCAGCCAAAAACCAGGAGGCTGCGGTCAAGAATAGCGAGGCTGGCGTCAAGAAGACCCAGAAGGAGCTCAATGTGCAGAGTAAAGAGATCAAGGCGGCGATGGCTGCAGTGACCGCGAAGAAGAACAAGGCCAAGGCCGAGGCTGATGCGATTGTGGCTGCAGCTGCGAAGGAAGAGGCTGCTGCGCTCAAGGCCCTGGAGAAGAAGGCAGCGGCCCTGTCGAACGCCTTCGACGCCCTGGCCGCTAAAGCCGCTAAGGCCAAGGAAGCCGCGAAAGCGGGGGTGGCAAAGATCGCCACCCGTATCGCCGAGATCGAGGCGCTGCCACTGACCGTGGCCGAGAAGGCGAAGCCTGCTGCGAAAAAGGTCGCCGCTAAGACGGTGAAGGTGACCGAACCCAAAGCAGCTGAGGCGTAAATGAAACATGTGATGCTGGACGTAGAGACGCTCGGAACGTCTGCCGACGCATGCATCATCTCGATCGGTGCCGTCAAGTTCGACTTGGAGTCGACGACCATGGACGATGCTGGCTTCTATGCCAGCATCTCGGTCGAGAGCAACCTGGAAGCCAAACGACGGATTCAGGAGGCAACGCTGCTGTGGTGGTTCAACCGGGGCAAAGCCGCTCAGGCCGTGTTCCACGAGCCGAAACAGACGTTGCATGGCGCCTTGGTGGATCTTGCTGAGTGGCTGGGCGAGGGGGAGTCATACATGTGGAGCAACGGAGCAGACTTCGATCTGCCGATGGTGGCCCACGCATACACCTCGTTGGGGATGGACGTGCCTTGGGCGTTCTGGCGCAGCCGGTGCTTTCGCACCTACAAGAACCTGCCCGGCGCCAAAGACGTAGAGATCGTGTTCGATGGCGTCGAGCACAACGCACTGGCTGATGCTGTGTATCAGGCAAAGATGGTCCAGGCCATTCACGCCAAGGTATTCAAGAAGACGAAGGCTACAGCATGAGCGATGAAGACCTATTCATCGTACTGGCCATTGCAGCTGTCTGCGGTGGCCACTCCTACCACGCCACGGAAGTGGCGTGGGTTGTGTTGGGAAAGATTAAAGATGAGCTGGAGAAGATGAGAAATGCGCAATGAAGTAGATGAACTGTTGGCAGAGCGCGGCGAGTGGTATGGGGGGTTTGACGAGTTGGCTGAAATTAGCCAGAAACTCAAAGTGACTATCGGTACCAGCGGAAATTTCAACGGTCTGGCCACCGACCAGCAGGAATCCCTTGAGATGATCGCCCATAAGATCGCCCGCATCCTCAATGGAGACCCGAACTACGTCGACTCGTGGGCCGACATCGCTGGCTATGCGCAGCTGATCGTCCAGCGGCTTGAACGTGACGCTGAAGAAGCTGAGACGGAAGCAAAGCCCATCGACCGGAAGAAGATCAAGAAGGTGTTCAAAATCTTGCGCCAGGTAGGTGTTTTGGATTAAATTGTCTGATGGCCCGTCAACCAGAGAACACATTTATCGCGTCGATACACCGACTGTTACCGCAGGCGGTGTACCGACAGAAGAACCACAACACATACAACTCAGGCATACCGGATTGTTGGTACAGTGGCGCTGAAAGCGATCTGTGGGTGGAGTACAAGTACGTCGAACTACCCAAACGGCCCGATACTGTCGTGCCCATCAACCTGTCCGAGCTCCAAAAGAACTGGATCAGGCGTAGATGCGCGGAGGGCCGTGCGGTCGGGGTGATCGTTGGGTGTATAGATGGTGGGGTGTGGCTCCCAGGTACATCTTGGGGCACGCCAATTACGGAGAATGAATTCTGGAATAAGCTCTCTAGCCGACAAACCCTAGCTGAACTCATCTATACGGAGACTATGTTAAAAGCTATGTAGCATGCACCTTTTGCGAAGCCGCAAAGGCTGCACACTGGGAGTATGAATGTGAAACACGACGAATCTGGGCTTTTCGACACACTCGAGAAAGCCCTTAAGAAGGCCGCAGAGCCGATGGACGCTGGGGAACTCTTCGACATGGCTGAGATCAAGGAGTGTGCATCTACGATGCGACGGGTATCAGACTACTTAGGTAACATGTGGCGCAAAGGCCTTCTGGTACGCACGCCTGCGCCGAAGGGCATCGAGAGTAAGTGCCTGTGGATGTACGAGTGGAAGGGGAACCGAGACCCGAAGATATACGACAACGCCCTGATCTACACACCCAAGGTGCTCATCGATAAGCCCGCGGTCTACGTGACCGAAGAGGGGGACGACGATCACTTTGGAATTTCCATCACTCACGATCGTGGTGAAACAGAAATCGAAATGACCACAGAGCCCGCTTCGTCGGGCTTTGTTTCGAATAGGCATCTAACATCTAATGAAGACAAAAACTTTCAAACCGATGCTCGCGTGTAACGCCGAGCTCGACAAGCTGAAGTACCCGCTGATGGCCTCGCCCAAGCTCGACGGAGTTCGGTGCTGCATCGTGGACGGTAAACCGATGAGTCGGACGCTCAAACCGATCCAGAACGCCCACATAAATCACTATCTTAGCCGGGGGCTATTCGACGGCCTGGATGGTGAGCTCATAGTCGGGTACCCGACAAGTAAAACTTGCTACCGAGACACAGTATCAGGAGTGATGCGCGTCGAAGGTCGCCCGGACTTCACCTTCTACGTCTTCGATGTCCACAATGCGGATAGCGGCTTTGCGGCCAGGTACGCCGAGATCGGTCATCGACTCGACGACTTGTTCTGCGTCCAGCGCCTGGAGCATGTCGTCGTACACAATGAAGATGAGCTACTGGCCTATGAAGCTGCCAGAGTGAAATCTGGCTACGAAGGCATCATCCTGCGCAGCATGGACGCCCCCTACAAGTTCGGCAGGTCCACCGTGAAGGAGGGCTACATGCTGAAGGTGAAGCGCTTCGTCGACAACGAGGCAGAGATTATCGGCTTTGAGGAGGAGCTAAAAAATGAAAACGAAGCCACCACAAACGAGCTCGGGCGCACCCAGCGAAGCAGCCACGCTGCGGGCAAAGTGGGCAAAGGAACACTGGGGGCGTTTCTTGTCCGCGATGCCGCCACGGGCGTTGAGTTCTCCGTGGGTACAGGGCTCACAGCCGATGAACGGGCGCTATGCTGGCGAGACCGGCATGCGCTCGTTGGTGAACTGATCAAGTACAAGTCGTTCGAGGTGGGGGTCAAGGACAAGCCGAGGCACCCCGTTTTTCTTGGGTTTAGAGATAGGAGCGATTTATGACAACCCCACCCCTCTCCCCTCACCCGCAGGCGGAGATTCTCATCGCCATCGCAAATGGTGAGCGAATCCAGGCGCTGACAGATGAATCTGGCGGTATGTGGTTTGATACCGCTTCTCCGTTAGGGCTAATCGGGGACCCGAAATACAAGCTGCGGGTGAAGCCGGACGTCATCATCGTCAACAAGATCGAATTTAAGCGTCCGTGCCAAGCACCGCTCCCGACAGGGACGAAGTATTACCGCGTGAGCCTGGTGGACCCTAAAGTCCCCGTGGACCAGTGGTGGAACGACACACCACGAGACAAGTCCGCGCTGCAGTATGGCATGGTGCACTTGGAACGGAAAGAAGCTGTGGCCCACGGGCTTGCGCTCGTATCTTTCACGAGGAAAAAAGAATGATCAAAGCCCTCAACCACGGCCACGTCCGTCTTGTTGAACACATGGGGTCCGACCTCTCGATCGTGCGGAACGCCAGGGTGTCATACGACGCGGAATGGCGCACCGGCGAGGATGAGGGCAAAGATGCCAAACTCATCGACTACCTGGTGAAGAATGGGCATACCAGCCCACTGGAGAGCGTGGTGTTCACCTTCGATGTGAAGGCCCCGATCTTCGTGTTCAGACAGTGGTTCAGACATCGGACTATCAGCGTGAATGAAATATCGGCGAGGTACTCCAGGTTGCCGGAGGAGTATTACATCCCAGAGGTGAGTCAAATCACTACGCAGAGTACAGACAACAAACAGATGCGCACGGACGATATCCATCCGCTCGCCGAAGACGCTCAGGACATTATCTCGAGGAGCTGCGCAGAAGCGTTCGAGAACTACCAGAGTCTGCTCGGGATGGGGATACCCCGAGAACTCGCCAGGGGCGTGCTCCCGGTGAACACATACAGCCATGCGTTTATCACGACGAACCTCCACAATCTGTCGCACTTCCTGAAGCTGCGGCTGCACGAGCACAGCCAGCATGAGATCAGGGTTTACGCTCAGGCCATGCTCGACCTGATCGAACCCATCGTGCCGGTGACGGTGGCTGCGTTGAAGAGGCACGTGCTATGAACCACCACGAGGAGAAAGAGATGGACGACTACACCGTGGTGCTCGTCATGCCGGGTGATGTGCCCAACAGCCTGAGATTTCATGTCCTGTGCGTGACCGCCAGTAGCGTTGAGCAAGCTCAGATGGACGCACGGATCCAGGCCGCACGCAACGACCTGCTCGTGGACCTGCACGCCTATATCGACAACTACAGCATCCTGTACGTAGCTCTTGGGCACCACAGGAACCTGATCCAACACGAATCGCTGCCCACGAACTTACCTTAAATCCACCCTGAATTTGCCTTGAATCCAAGGTAAGTTCATCCCAAGAAGCCCGCCTCGTGCGGGCTTCGTCGTTTCTAAAGGGGAATGTCATGTCTTTCAAGCCAGAAGTCCGTACCGGATCTGACCCGAAGTTCTACTGCAACGCCCTGGCGTTCGCCACGGAGGCCGAGGCCCTGGCCAACGCCAAAGACCTGTACCACCGCTGGACACTCTGCGTCGACTACCGGGCCGTCGAGAGCGACGAGCCGGTGAACTACACCTACCACGATGGCGTGCTGGAGGCTGTGAAACAGCCGGAGGCTGCGTAGTGCACACCTACCACATGACCCGGATCAGCTGGAATTCCAAGACGGGGCCAATCCCAGTCATAACATCGAGCAGATCGACGTGCCCGACCAGCTGCCCTCTCAAGGAGAACGGCTGCTACTCGGAGTACGGCCCGATGAAGCTGCACTGGGACAAGGTCTCGGAGGGAAAACGGGGCGGCACCCTGGAGGAACTCTGCGCCCAGATCAAGAGCCTGCCCGAACATCAGCTGTGGCGCTACGGCCAGGCTGGCGATCTGCCGGGCGACGGTGTGAGGATCGACTTCGAGGGTCTCCTGCAGCTCGTGAGCGCGAACAAAGGTCGCAAGGGATTCGGGTACACCCACTACGATCCGACGCTCCCAGGAAATGCCCGCGCTGTGCATATAGCCAATACCGAAGGCTTCACGATCAACCTGTCAGCGAACAGCCTAGAGCACGCCGATGAACTGGTGGACCTGGGCGTGGGGCCGGTCGTAGTCATCCTCCCAGCTGACGCTACATCCTCCACGTGCACCCCGAAAGGGCGCATGGTGGCGATTTGCCCTGCGTCGGCTGGGGCAAACATCACCTGTGCCACTTGTGCCATTTGTGCACACCCAACGCGCAAGGCCATCATCGGGTTCCCTGCGCACGGTACTGGAAAGAAGAAGGCGCAGATGGTTTTCTTCACTAGGAAGCTAGAATCCTCGCCCCCTATCAACCTACCAAATGAAGGAACCTATGAAAGTAGTCGCCCTGCTCAACGAGAAGGGAGGATCGGGCAAGACCACCATCAGCCTGAATCTCGCCACAGCCGTGGATAAGCTGTGGGTAAGCTGTGGGTATGTGGATAAGCAGGCGGCCCTGAACAGCCGAATAC